GACTTGAAAAATAAAAACCATGAAAAGATTACTGTTAGAGTTGAATGTTGGTTTGGTTGTGAATATAAATTTGTTGGTTCTGAATATCATGTTAATGCTTTAGGAGAGATAGTGTTAAAAGTGTAATATACTAATAGTACAACATTTATCTTTTTTACTGTTTTTGTTTATTCTATTTACTTTTACCCAATTATTGTATATATTAATAATATACAGTAATGGCAAGAAAGGAGGCTAACATTGTGATATGAAATAATTTATGAAAAAAGCTGTAAAAAAGAAAGTTATTTTAAAAAAGAAATCAATACCCAAACCTACCAAAAAACTCAAGAAAAAATCAATAAACCAAACTACTAAGAAAAAAACTAAAGATAAACCTGAGAAGAAATCTAAGCTACATAGCCTAGCAGAATTGATTAGAGGCAATGTAAGAGCTACTCAAGAAAAAGAACTCAAAGCTATTGGCAAAAAAATAAAATCAACATCTCTTCCTAAAAAAGAGTTTCGATCTGATTGGGCTGCCAATGATCAAATTGTTTCCGGTACTTACATGGCATACTATGATAAGACAGGAAACATCCCTACCTTACATCAAATGAAAGCAATGACAGGTTTTACCATTCATACTATTAGAGATCATATTAATAAATTTGATTTTGAAAAAATTATTTCAAATCATCCTGTTAGATTACTAGTTCCAAGAATTATAGAAAAATTAGGGAAGAGATGTGAACTATTTCCAGATGCTAAAGAAACAAAATTGTTTATGCAGATAGTAGAGAAGTGGGTTGAAAAACAAATGACAGAACATTCCGGTTCTATTGGTATCAATCAAACAATTAAAGCTGGTGGTAAAGAGGTAAATTTTTAATGCCAACTAAAACAGAAAATATATTTACACCGTTTGACAAGCAGGATGATTTTATGACTGCTGCTTTGTCATACAAATATAATTTTTTATTGCTAGGGGGTTCTATTAGAGCCGGTAAGACAATGGTAATACTTGTATTACTTATTCTCTTATGTAAAATTTACCCTGGTTCAAAGTGGTATGTGATTAGAAGAGATGTACCAACATTAAAAAGAACAACTATTCCTACCTTTCATTTAGTATGCCCCATTCAATTTCTTGAAAGTTTTAACAGGTCAGACTTAGTTGCAACAATGACTAATGGCTCTTGTATTTATTTTATGGGTGAGAACGCTTCTGAAGATCCAGACTGTAACAGATTTAAAGGCTTAGAGGCTAATGGATTTTTCTTATCTCAAGCAGAAGAATTAAGAGAATTAACTTTTGACACTTGCAAAATGAGATATGGTCAATGGAAATTACCAGAGTGGAGAAAGAAACCTGAAATGATGCCTCCAAAACTTATTTTCTTAGATGTCAATCCTACACAAACATGGTGTAAGAAAGTTTTTTATGACAAGCATATAGCCAAGAAACTTAAAGCCCCTTATTATTGTCAACTCATTTCTATATTTGACAATCCACATTTAGATGCTGATTACCTTGAATCACTTAAGACCTTACCTAAAGAGATATATGACAGATATGTAAAAGCTCTATGGGATGCTCTTGATTCATTAAATCAATTAGTACCCTGGGAAGCAATACACCAATGCAGTAAGGCAATAATTTCTAGTGATGAAACAATGTCTTTAGGTGCTGACATAGGCCACAGTGGTAATGATCCTACTGTTATGTATTTACTTAAAGGTCCTAATGTTTATAAAAAGTTTTCTTATCCTAAAACAAGAACTACTGAATGTAGAGATATCATTTTAAAACATCAGCTTGAATATAGTATTGCTAGTGACCATATTTGTGTTGATGCTGTAGGGGTAGGGGCTGGTGTAGTCGATGAATTACATGAACGTAAGGTTTATGTCATTGCAATGAAAGGTGGGGCAAGAGAGATACTTAAAAGATGTGTACATACACAATTTAAATTTACTCATTGGAAAGCTTGGAGTTATTGGATAGCAGCAGAAGCATTAAAGAATAAACAGATAGGAAATTTTAATGATGAATTATTAAAATCAGATGCGGGTGCTATCTGGTATTTTATAAAAAATGATATGGAGATTAAGACAGAGGGTAAAGACGATTTAAGAAAGCGGATAGGTAGAAGTTGTGACGATTGGGATGCTTTTGTATATGCTTGGTGGGCTTACAAACAACATGAAATACTTGGTGGTATAGTAGGGATATATACTTCTACTGATTTGGCTAATGACAATAAGAAAGAACAGGAAGCTATGGAGGTGACAGCGTGACCCAACAAGAAAGAGATATATTATTTAAATTCATAAATAAGAATAAACTTAATTCATTGACTAGCACAGTTACATTGATTAATACAGTAGGGGTTAAGAGACTGATTAACAACATGGTAACTAAGGAAAATAAATGACACGCAAAACAATGGAAGATAAAATCAATGAGATACATAATTGTGTTGTTGGTACTACTACAACACCAGGATTAAGTGAGAAGGTTAGAAACAATACACGATTTATTAAGTGGGCTTTTGTTTCTCTTGGGTTTTTAACTGGAAGTGTCATAGGCTCAATTATTAAGAAACTATTTTAAAAGGTTAGGTAATGGATAATAAATTACAAATTGTTGATACTATTGGCCGACCAATGAAATCAGAACCTAATAAGAAATCCTTTCCTAATCTTGATATGGGATTTTTTAAAGGTGCTGGTAATAGTACAATAACAGCAAAGCAAATAAAAGAAAATCCTTATCGCTATCAAGTATGGGTACATGGTGCAGCTAATGCTATTGCTAGAAACATTTCCAAGTTACCAATGGTTATATCTGAGAAGGGTGACCCTACTAATGTCTTAGAGGATAAGTGGAATATAATTCATAGGTTATCGCATCCTAATCAGACAATGACAAGAACAACTTTTATTGAAATGATTATATTAAATCTTCTATTACCATCAGGTGCTAATAACGACCCTGGAGGTCAATCATTTTTATTACCACGTAATGCCTTTACTGAAATGGGTGATGGTAAAGTTGATTTGTCTAAAGGTATTATTCCAGATGTATTGCATCCTTACAATTCATCTTTCTTTAAACCAGCATTAAGCAAACCAATAAAAGGAATGTCCCAAGTTGAAGGCTGGACTTTTGAAATTCCTAATGTAACATCTAGTAAAACAGTATATCAAAGTAATGAATTAATACGTATCTATCAGCCTAATCCAAATAATTGGTTAGGGGGAATAAGTAATTTTGAGCCGGCTCGTATAGCTATTACACAAGATGTTTTATCTGATTTATATAACACCGGATTATATGACAATAATTCTATTCCATCTGGTATTATATCAGCAGAGGGTTATTTAAAAAATGATCAGAGAAAAGACATAATGAAATCTTGGCATGAAAATTTCGGTGGTGTTGGTAATCAGGGCAAGACTGCTGTATTAGATGCCAGTTCTAAATATCAAGCTATTGGTTTAACTCCTGCTGATATGCAATATAAAGATATGAAGAATGATGCTTTTGAAAGAATAGCTGCTTCATTTATGGTTAATAAAATTGCATTTGGTATATATGAAGATTTAAACTTTGCTACTATAAGAGAAGGTATAAAATTTTTATGGACCGATACTTATCAACCTCTTGCAGCATTGATATTAGAACCTATAAACGAACAATGGATAAGATACATTGATGAGCGTATAGAGCTAAGATTTGATTATAGTAATATAGATGCATTACAGAAAGATTTTTCTAAACCTGCAAGCGCGTACAAATCATTAGTTGAAGGTGGTATGCCTTTAGTAATAGCAGCAAGGATAAACAATATTCCTTTAACTAAACAAGATATAATTGATAACCCACATCTTTTAGAAGCTTCTCCTAAATTTATGAATGGTGGTGTTAATACTACAGAGGATAAAGAGGATATTGATGATAAAAAAATTAAGAGAATTAAATCTGAAGAGCCTATTGATGAACCTACTGAAGATACACATAAAGCAGCAATGGAAAAATTTTCAATAAATTTTATCGAAAAGGTTTTAACTCCAGGTGAAAAGAAATATAAAAAAGTAATGGATAGACTGTTTTATTCACAGCGCAATGCTATGCAAAGTAAAGTCGATTTATGGGAAAAAGAAAACAAAGCTGTTAAGACATTGAAAGATAAATTAATTAGAAAGATACCTCTAAAGACAGAATCGTTTCTTTTTAATATTTCAGAAGAGAATAAGAAACTTGAAAAATTATTTAAACCATTAATTAAAGACCAACTTGAATTAACAGAAACACAACTAGCTTCTGAGTTAGATGGTTTAATAGCTTGGAATGTCACCAATGAAATGGTTGATGAATTTGTACAGCTAAGAAAATCAGGTATAAATAATATTAATACTACTACTTTTAATAAAGCTGGTAAAGAAATATTAAAAGTAATAGAGGGTGAAATGGCAGAAAATGCAACTATACAAGAAATAGCGAAAGCTTTAAAAGATTCTATTGGTGATGCTTTAACTGTTAGGCGGGGTCAAGCTGAAATGATAGCAAGAACCGAAACAGGCATTATTACCAATACGGCTAGATTTGAAGCTTTTAAAAAAGAGGGTGTTGAATACCATGAATGGGTCACAGCAGCAGATGAAAGAGTAAGGACAACACCGTACAATCATTCTGGTACAGGTGGAATGGTTGTTAAGGTCGGTAAGACTTTTGAACCTGTTGGTTTGATATATCCATTAGACCCAGATGGTGAAGCAGGAAATATAATTAATTGCAGATGTGTAGCTGTTGCTACAACAAAACCATAGAGGTATCATGGAAGGAAAAGAAATAACGTACACCCCACTATACAGGGGAGCAGCATCACCCTTTGATATATGGGATTCGTTACCATATTAAAGGAAGGGAGTCTCCAATTAGTCAACCTTTGTGGTTGCGGTTAGAAGGGGCTTTAAATCTGGGTATAGATGATACTTTTATTTTATTCAAGAGGAGTTAAACAAAATGGCCGCTAAAAAGAAATATGCGAAACACAAAGTAAAGAATAAACTTACTAAAAATTCTGGTGGTCCTTTAGCTGGTACTAAGATAGTTAAAGAAAAACCGCTTAAAGATAAAGTAATTAAATCAGAACGTAAACCGGCCAGCGATTACATGTATGGCATAGGTTTAATTAACACAGGAGCTTAATATGCTAGTAACAATGAAAGAGATGTTTGCAGCCTATGGGGTCAGCAATGAAGCTGATCTGATTAAAGCAAAAACAGATTTAACTAAAAGACAAAGTAGAGTATTTGTTGATAAGAAACCTGCTTTGGTAAATATGACAGCAGATGAATGTAAGAAAGCTTGTGAGAAACAGGGCATTGAATACCTCAGTGGATATGAAAGCAGGGTATTAAAATATAAAGTTTCAAATGAGGCTAAAGATTCTTATGGTGATAAAGTAAGAGCTAAAGGAGCAGATTTTAAAAGACGCTATAATGAAAATCCTGTAATACAATGGAGTCACAACTATGACTTGCCTCCTGTTGGTAATTCAATAAAACATTTTTATGACAAAGATGATATTTCTGTTAAGTCTCATGGTTTATTTGCAGATGATAGAGTGGATAAATCCGGTCTTGCAGATTCAGTATTTCAATTAGCTAGGTCTGGTTTTATGAAAGCATGCTCTGTTGGTTTTATGCCCCTAACATATAAAATACCTGAAACATCAGAGGAAGCTGAAAAAATGGGTCTTGGTCCTAATGGTGTTGATTTTCTAACATGGGAAATGTTAGAATGGTCTCCATGTTCAATACCTGCTAATCCAGAGGCTTTAAATAATATGATTAAAGAGATCGGAGTTGATGCACTTCCTAAATTTGAGAAGAGTCGCTTTGATGTTATAGAAAAGTTTGGTATCTTTGAAAATAAGAACGCTCTTGATGCTTTTGTTGAAGCATACAAACCTAAAAAAACTATTGTTACAATGAGTAATGACAATAATGATCTTGTCAAATCCTTAGAGGATATAAATACAACTATTAAAGAATTAAAAGAAGATATCAAAACAATAGAAACAAAGCTTGATGAAAATAATAAGAATGTCAAAGGTTTATTTGAACTATTAGAAAAGGAAATTCCTGGAGACAGCGAACAGACCCCTTCTAGTTCTGAGGATAAACTTTATACAGAAAAAGAGATTGAAGATGTATTTTCAGTCTTACATAAATAATTTTACTATAAGGAGTTTCAGAAATGGAATTAACACTAGAAACTTTAAAATCAGAACTTGAAACATCCAACGAAAAAATTAAAGCGGATGTAAAAGCTTTGGTAGATGAAGGCTCTAAACTCAGTGATGAGGATAAAGCAAAACTTACAAGCCTTGAAGAAAACGCAGCTAAGTTTGATAAAACTTTGAAAGAGCTTGATGAACAGATTAAGCAGAAACTTGCTTCATTAGTTCCTGGAGTTGAAGAGGAAGAGAAAAAATTTAGTATGAGTAAATACTTGCAGTCGGTTTGCATGCTTACTCCTGGACATCCTCAGTACAACCCTGAAAAAGCATGGGAAAATGCTGGAAGAGAAAAAGAGATAATTGATGCTTATAAGAAGACTAATAACTCTGATGATGGTTCTCAAGGCGGTTATCTTGTACCAACAACTCAGAGAGCAGAAATTATTGAGCTTATGACTCCCCAGATGCCTATAATGGAAATGGGTGTTACACAGCTTACCGGACTAACTGGTCCTGTACAGATTTCAAAACTTACTGGTCGGCCTACAGGTTATATGGTTGATGAAGAAGAAGCTCCAACAGAATCAGAAACAGCTTTTGGTAATATCAGTTTGCGCCCACGTAAAGCTGGGGCATTTTCTAAAATTTCTAACCGTTTAATTTTTCAGACAGGTGGAAATGCAGAAACTATTATCAAAAGAGAGATTGCAAAATCTCTTGCTATTCTTTTTAATAAACAACTTATTGATGGGTCTGGTGCTGATAAAGAAGTAAGAGGTCTTATGGAGCATGCAGATAATTTTTCTGATAATGATGTTGCTCTTGGTTCTGGAAATGGTGCTCGTTTTAAAATTGATGATGCTGCTGATATGATACTTGGTTTGCAGATTAATAATGAAATGACTGATGGACCTACTAATGGTTATCTAATGAGACCTGAAGTTCTTAGCGGGTTGAAAAGACAGTCTGTTAGAAATTATGCAGCACAGGAAGATAGAGACGCAATGCCTATTAATCTTCTTAATCCTTTGATGTCCACTAAGATGCTAGAGGGTATTTTAGAAACTAAATTGCGTCATACTACACAGCTTAGTGCAACAGAAGAATTAGGAACAAGTTCAACATTATCAAATGTAATTTATGGCGATTGGGAACAGCTTTATATTGCATTTTTCAAAGACCTTGTTATTAATGTTTCTGGTACTGCTGGTAATGCAAGTGGTTCTGCTTTTACACAGGATCAGAGTTGGATTGTAGCTTTTCAGGAGTTTGATTGTAATGTTGGCAGACCTGAAGCCTTTACAAGGGTTCGATACGCTGAGACTAAGAGATCAAATTGGTAGTATGTTTTTTTAATAATATAAAATGAAAGACCTTCATTTTGCTATAAGGAGATTTTTAAAATGTCAGGAAAAACAGTTGAAAACAATAAATTTTTACAAGGTATAGAACCAGATGCAAGAACAGGAACAATGGCTCTATACAATGGTGTTGCAGCTACAGCACAAACTGGTGTGGCTATTGATACGCTAGGTTATGACAATGCTGTATTCATTCTTAATTCCGGTGCGGTTGAAGCTGGTGAAACATTAGCTGCTGCAATATATGAATCAGCAACAGATGCAACATTGGCCTCAACAGCCATTGATGATGCTGATTTTACAGATGTGACTAGTACTGCTGATGAAGCAGTACAAATTGGTGCTGTAAAATGTAGTGCTGCTAAACGATACCTCAATATTAGAACTATTCAGACTTTGGGTAGTGAGGCTAATTATAGTGCTACAGTTATACTTGGAAAATCGGATCTCTGTC